GACCTGGCGGTAATGGTGGTGCCAATACCGGTGGTGGCGGAGGTGGTGGATCACACTATAACTCCAACAACTATGGTGGTACAGGTGGCTCAGGAATTGTTATTGTCAAGTATGGAACAAATCCTGGAGACGATAATGCCGGTGCAGGTTCAATGCGTATTAATAGTGAAACAGGAGCCGCAGAATATCTTAGTGCAACTGGCTTATGGCAAAGTATGGCTATTCCTTTTAAAGAAAGAACAATCATTACAACAGCTTACATGTTAGGTGGTTACAAAAGCTCAGTAGCATGGAATAACGTAAACAGAACACAAACAAGTACAGATGTTACAGTAAACTTAGGCGATAATTCAATTGAAAGATCATTTAATTACCAATGGGGAGGTAATGGAAGAGATATTGCTTATGTGTTTGGTGCAGGTAATGGACATTACGTAAGTTCAAACTATATTATTGGATATAACATGCGTACAGAACAACAGTATAGTTCATTTTCTTCAAGAAATAGATCATGGAATGGACTTAACAGTGGTGGTATATTTAGAGAACATTATGAATGTTTTATCACTGGTGGAGGAAGTTCTAATATAGATAATTTTAATTTTATTACAGAAACAATTTCTCAAAACATCGGCGGCGGTTGGAGTTCAACCAGACAATGGGGTATGAGTTGGGAAAATGAAGGAATATTTTATTGGGCAAACGACAGTCGTTGGTATAATATGATTACACGGACCACACAAACAAGTTGGAGTGGACAACCTTCAAATCATGATCAACAAAAATCTCAATGCAGTAAACTCAATTACGGTTGGGCAGGTAACGAAGGATCATGGAATGGTGGCTATAATATGCGTAAAACCAACTTTATTACAAGACAAGCAAACATTAGTACACATGGTAAGCCAAGAGGAAACTGTGGAGAAGAAAACTTTTCTATGGGGCAAGACTGGTGTTACATGTTAGGTAACTATGACGGAGCTCAAAACAACGGATCATGGAAATGGTATTATTACACAGATACAGGACCAAATCTAGGTAACACTGGTCAGCCTAAAGGAAAAGGCGGTTCTAGTTCTGGAGTATGTGCATGGAGAGATTAAATGGCAACACTTAAAAATACATCAATTAACGATACCGGTCATTTAACCATACCGGGGCAAGGTGCAAATTCAGCTGGTAGTATTAGATTTAACACAGTTGATAATAGACCTGAAACTTTTTTACCAGAAGTTGCTGGCGGAGTTTGGACAAGCCAAGCATTACCTTATCTTTCAAGGCAAATTATTACTACAGGTTATATACATGCAGGATATGCAAGTAGTGTGGTTTTTAACAATACTAACAGAACTACTATTGCAACTGATACAACAATAGATTTAACAGGAGCAGGACAGACTCAGGAATTAGGACATAATTACAAAGCAAGTTTTTGGAGTAGAGATATAAATTATACAATAGGTGGATACTCAGGTACACACTGTGGTTCATCAAGCACTAATATTGCCTTTAACATGCGTACTGAGCAAAGTCTTACAACTGGTTACACTAGAAATATTCCTTGGAACACAAATAATCCAGCATGTCTACAACACGAATACTTTAAAGGTTGGACAAGTATGGGCGGAACAAGTAATGTATATGAATGGACTTTTTCAAACGAGACACTTAATACAAGCTCGATAGGATCTAATCCAAATGCAGGTGGTTGGGGAACTAGTCACGAACATTACGGAGTTTGGATTGGTTCAGGAGAAGGATATAGATTTAATTTTGCTACTAGACAAAATCAAGGTGGCAGAAGTTTAAGAGTACAAGGAGATAAACATCAACATACTCTTACATTTAAACATGCATATCATATTGCAGGTAGAGAGGGTAATCCTAGCTCTAACTGGCGTGAAACTAACATGATTACAGATGCTACACAAAATGCAATCGGTTCAAAACCAGCTTATAGCGGTGAAGAAAACACAATTACAGGACAAGATTGGGGATATGGCTTGGGCTGGTATCAAGGATCACACGTTAATACCACATACAAGTTTACCTATGCAACTAGAGCCGGAATCACTACAGGCTCAACTACACGACCAAAAGGTGTAGCAGGACAAAGTTCAGCAACGATGTCATGGAGAGACTAACCTTGGTAAATATTTCATAGTTTAGGAGATAATATATGTCAAAAGATGAAACTTTACCACAGGAAAACAATTTAGATAGACTTACACAATACAACTCACAAAGATATAACAGTGAAGTTCAAACTGATGTAAGCATGTTACCTGAAAAAGATCAAGCAGTAATTAAAACTGCGTTAAACAAAGAATGGACTAATCCTAGATATAAACTAAGATGGTTTGTTGGTCAAGCCCAGATTACTCCATTTGCAAAAATGCGTCAATATCTAATGGAGATTAAATCCAAAGAAGAATCCATTGAAAATATGGAATATGAAATTGCAAAACTAGAAGTCGAATATGATAGATTTAAAAGACTAAGTGATCAAGCAAATGATGATTTAGATAGAAGATTATATGATGTTGAAAAATGGAATGCTGAACGTAATGTGTACATGAGTAAAAGACGTTTACAAGATTGGTATTTGGAAAGACAAACACTAATAGATCTTTACAACGAATTTATGGCAAGCGATGAAGCATACTTACCTGACGGAAGCGGTCGTACATATATGGATATTTTAAATACCAAAGAAGAAGACGTATATGAAGCAGAGTATTGGACAAACAGATTAGCAAAACAAGCCGCAACAGACATGCTGTTTTACGGAAGAATTAATGGCGGAAATATGGATGCTATTTTAATGATGCCTCCGGAGCAACAGGCAGAAACTTTAGCATTGACAGTTAATTATAGTACAAAACTAAAAAGTTACCAAACACAATTAGAACACACTGCTAATGAACAATTAAAATTAGGTGATAAAACTTGGGATGATTTGAAATCATTAGCACAACCAGGAGGTATTGAAAATAAAAAACTAGTTGAAGAAAAACCGCCTGTACCTAATGGAAAGACTGTACATAACTTTGATGACAATACTTCAAAACAGATAAATAATAATGAGCAACAAAAAGACGGAGACTTATTAGATAATGTATATCCTGTATGAAGCAATAGCAAGTGATGATCCAAGGTTAACTTCTAATATTCAGAAGAAAAATGATGCATGGCACTATGAAATAGCTTGGGTAGAACCATCAACTATTGAAGCAAATCCTATTAAATGGCTACGCTACAGAGAAATTACCACACATGAAGCAGAAACACCTAGGTTTTTCAATGCACTAGACGATGAAGTACCAGTAATGGTTATCAAATCTAATGTAGCTGATTTGATAGAACCAACTAGTTTTAGTGATCCCGAGTATGAAAAACAGATGTATAAACTTACTCAAAATGACAAAGATAATACAGTAAGTTTAATGAAAAAAATCATGAAATTGCATACTGATAATCATGTTGATGATGATGTAACTAGAGGCAAACTTTACACTGCAATAGAGGCTTGTAATACACTTACTGAAACGCAGATGTGCTTTGCTACTTATTTTGAATGGGAGTGTGCTTATACATCAACAAGAGATAAAATACAGGAATTTGGTGTAGATTGGAGCGTTCCTGCACCTAGAGGTGATAATCCGGAAGATACTAATTTCGTTGTTCCGACTGATAATCCACCTAGTTAGAAATCACTTTACTTTTTACTGAAAAAATGTTATAATAAGTACACTATACTTCTGGTGAATTATGAGAAAAATTTTTAGTGTACCTTTAAATCCAAAATTAAATCCTGAGCAATATAAAACATATTGCAAATTTCTGCTTGAACATAAAGATTATATTAAAGACATTTATTTTACATCACGTATACCTCCTTTTATGCAGGATGCTATGGGCGATGTATTTGTATATAAAGAAGACTATAACTACGCTATAGATCAAGCACTTAATATACAAAATACTATAGGCATTCCAGTAAGTGCAACTTTTAATAATATCAAAGTACCTCCAACACAGAAAAATTTAGATATCTTTATCAAACATTTTAAACCTTTGTACGATAAAGGTATAAGGATTGCAACAATACCACACACACATTGGATGGGTACCGGCCAAATTAAAAAAGCATTTCCTGATTTATACGTTAAAAATACAATTTTAAGAGATGTAAGAACTGCCGCAGAAATTGTAAATTTAGCTAAAAGAGGTTTTGATTATATAAACTTAGATAGAGATTTAATGCGTGATAGAGATACTCTTCTTAGAATAAAAACAGCTAAAGAATGGATAAAAGAAAATCTAAAAAAAGAAATACATATTAGTTTACTTGCAAATGAAGGCTGTTTAGGTAACTGTCCTATGATGGTAGAACATTTTGAATTTAACAATTCAAGAGAAGGTTACGCTCCGCAATATTTTAACGATCCTATTAGCAGAGTAAGCTGTCCTAAATGGGACGTAGACGATCCTAGTGTACATTTAAAAACTGCAAACATACCTCCTTGGAAAGAAGACTGGGACGAGTTTATAGACGAGTTAGGTATAGATGTATTTAAAATGCATGGCAGAGAAGCACCTAGCAGACTTTTTGAAACGTTAGATATAATAAAACGTTATGCAAAAAATGACGAAATATTAATTGATAATTTTAATGATTATTTAGAAGATAATAATCTTAAAGAAAAACCTATTAATGCTTGGCGTAAAAAAATTAAAAATTGCAAGTTTGATTGTTGGGAATGTCATTATTGTGATGATATATTTAGAGTAAAATCAGAAATAGAACACACGCCATTAGTAAAACATGTTGCACAATCTCTTTTAGATTCCGGTGTACCAAGTGTAAAAAATAAAGTACAAGGGTTAACAAGTACAAGAGTCAAAAGTTTAATGAATAGTTTTGCTTCAAAAATAGAAAATTATATGGAAGTTGGTATAGGTAATGGCTCTATTTTTTGTAGTGTTTTAGAAAATAATAAATTAAATGCTGTAGGTATTGATAATTTTGAATTACAAATGCAACCAGGAAGAAAAGATATTTCAACTTTACCTGGATCTAGCTTTTTTACTTTAGAACAAAATATAAATCAATGGCGGGGCGATAATCAAGTTGAGATTATTAACCAAGATATGTTTACAGTTGATACAAGTAGATTTAAAGGTAAAATTAATATGTGGTTTTATGATGGCCCGCATGACATAGAGAGCACTAAAAGAGCAGTTGAACATTATGGTAAATGTTTTGCAGATGAATGTTTATTAGTTTTTGACGATGCTAATTGGGATGGTGTTGTAGAAGGTGCAAGACAAGGAATTAATTCTATTAATAGACTAGTAAGTTATGAAAAAATACTTTTAAATGAACAAGAAGATGCAAGTGCTTGGTGGAACGGCTTGTATATTGTGGTGTTAAACGTATGAGGTCTAGTATAAACAATATATTCAGTGTACCTATATATCAATCTCCTTTTGGACATGTAGAAATAATCAGGGAGGAAATTAATAAAGCAATAGAACAATCAGATTTTAAAAACGAATGGCAACCTGATAACGATACTGCTACAACTACATATGTACCTAATAAAGAAACAAATGTAATTGAAAAATTTGATATGTCTATTTTTAAAAAAGGCTTAATGTATCATTGTTATGAATACTTAAAGCAAACACAGCAACCTTTTGTTGATAATACTTTACAAGTAGATGCTTCATGGATAAACATATTTTCTACAAAAGAATTAATAGGTTATCATGAACATGGCTATCAACCTAATATGATAAGCGGTGTGTACTATCATGAAGCACCTGAAAACTGTGGAGATATTATTTTTAAAAGTAGCAATCCCTATACTGTTAGCTTCCCTCACCCATCGCCTTTATATAACAACTTATTTAAAATTAAAGCAATACAAGGAAATATACTATTGTTTCCTAGCTGGATTCTACACAAAGTAGAACCTAACAAATCGGAAAATCAGAGATCATCTTTGTCTTTTAATGTAACTTTTGATTATACATACTATAGTAGGAACGAAAATGAATAAAAAAATAGAAAATATTATAATTTTTGGTGGCGGAACCAGCGGATGGTTAACAGCTTCTTATCTAACAGCTAATTTAAGATTCCCAATAAAAATTACTCTAATAGAAGATGCGAGTGCCGGACCGATTGGGGTTGGAGAAGGAACACAGCCCTTGACAGCTAAATTTTTATATGCCTGTGGTTTAGACCCTAGACAATGGATGCAACCAAGTAATGCAAGTTTTAAATATGGTGTAGAACTTACTGGTTGGAATGAAGATCCTTATTTTGTTGATAATGATAGTGTAAACAATTATATGCCAACTACAGGAATTTTTACAAGTGATTACTTTATAGGAAAGCCTTATAAAGAATTTGCTAAATGGTATCCTGCTTATAGATTAGCTAAAGCAAATAAAAGTCCAAAAATGACAGAACTTTTAGATCATAATTATAATCAAGGTTTGGACGGATACGGCGCAGTGCATTTTGGTGCTTATGATATAATTACTGCACTAAAAGATCTACTAGGAGACAAAATAGAATATGTAGATACAAAAATATCTAGTGCGGAAACAGACGAAAACGGAATAACAAAACTAATTGATGACAAAGGAAAAGAATATTCTGCAGATCTATACTTAGATTGTTCCGGCTTTAAAAGTCAATTACTAGAAAAAACACTTGGGTCAGAATTTGTTGATTACAAAAAAGAAGGTTGGTTGCCTAACGATAGTGCAGTAGCTATACCTACGCAATATACAAATCCAGAAGAGGAATGTCATCCTTATACCAAAGCAACAACAATGACATGTGGGTGGCGATGGACTATACCTACGTATGCAAGAATAGGTAACGGTTATGTATATGATAGTGATTTTATTTCACCAGAAGATGCTGAAAAAGAATTAAGAGAAGCAATTGGTGAATTTGAAGCTCCAGCAAAGCACTTACAAATGAAATGTGGTACACATAAAGACATTGCATTAAAAAATGTATGTGGTATTGGGTTAGCTGGCGGATTTGTTGAACCATTAGAAGCTACTGGAATAACTTTTACAACTGGTATTGTCAATTCTTTATGCGATTTGATAAACATTTTTGGAGGAAATTGGAACAAACAAGTTACAGATAACTTAAACCAAGGTTGGTACGAAATGTGTGTAGAAATATTAACATTTGTTTGGGCTCATTATTACTTTAGCCAAAAATCAGATACACCTTATTGGAAGAAAATAAGAGAAAAAACACCAACTGAGTTACCAAGTGATGCACAATTTATGTTAAATCAATATTTTCCAGAACTAAAAAGATTTTTGTTTTTTAGTAAACAAAGTATGTTTAGTTCACAACAATGGTTTAGCATGTTACATGCCGGCGGAGCATATAAAACTTTTGAAGGTACATTTGGTCACAGCGGAAAAGTTGAAGAATATATAGAAGACTTTTTAAAGCAACAAACTGATAGAGTTGATAATGTAATTAAAAAGTTTCCAAATCAGTATACATATTTAAAGGATTGGTATGAAGGATGGACAGTAGATTAAGTTTATTTCACTCGGATTTATTTTTACGTAAAAATATAGGTACTAAAGATCAAATAGATGATTTACGAAGACAAATATTAGAAACTAAAAATACCGAAGGTACAGCACTAACAGAAAATAATCCAAATTGCTGGAGATCTAATGCTAATTATCAAAATTTAGATTGGCTAATGAAGGCGACACAAGAACTTACAATGCGAGCCGCTGAATATTATTTTGAAATGGACGAATTTTTCAAAGGGTATGTTACACAAAAAAGGATCAATATAAATTATTGGACAAATGTTAACGATCCTGGAGGAGGAAATGTACTCCATACTCATGAAAAAGATTGCTTTGCGGCTGTATATTATTTAGATGCAGAAGATACCGGACTTATACATTTTAGTAATCCGGCTAATGTGCTTAATCAGTGTAATAGACAATCTCCTTTCACAAGAGCTATGTCTTTACCACCAGAAGATAACAGTTTGATATTATGGCCTGCGTGGATTCCACACGAAGTGGAAGTTAATCAATCTAATAAACAAAGGATAAACCTTGCATTTAGCATAATGGTAATGTAATGAAAAATAAAATAGAATTTTTTTCTAAAGTAACTGGTGTAGCAGAAGCATTTCCAATAATACAATCAAAAGATTTTCATACTAAATGGATGAAAACCTGTATGGCTGATTACAAAACTAAGAAGAATACACTACAACCTAGCCATATACAAATGTGTCCCGGAATATTTGAACTATACAAATATGGATTTATGGTTCCGTTGTGGCATGATACTGTCATCAAAGCATTTTCAGATAGAGAAGATTTTGATTATGTAATACCAAGCCAATACCTTAATGAATTACGTGGAGGAGATGCAGTTGGTACACACCCATATGAAGTAACAAAATTCTTACCAAAAAGACATTACAGTAAACATGCAGTAGTTAAAATGAATAGTCCTTGGCATGTTATTGCTCCTCCGGGTGTAAAATTTTTAGTTTTGCCTATTCCTTATCCAGATACATATGAATTAGAGCATACTATGGGTATTTTAGACCCAGCCGTAAGTACAGAGTTGAACTTTCAATTTTACTTAAATATTAACCAAGGAGAAATTATGCTTAAGGCTGGTACACCTATGATGTATCTAGTGCCTATCACAGAGCATGATTACAGTTATGAAATAAGAGATATGAACAACCATGATAAAGCATGGTTAGAAAAACGTGAATATTTTATGGTTTTTGGATTTAAATTTAATAAACAAAAACTTAAAGAAACGTTTACTAAACATTTTTACAGGAGATAAAATGCCATTATCAGAAACACAGAGCCAAGAATGGATTCATGTAGAACAAACACTACGTGAGCCTACTAATGATTATACAGCAAGAAAAGTACAAAAAGATAGAATAAAAGTCAGAGATTTTTTAAGTGTATTCTTAAGTAATAGAGAACTTGTACTGACTTGGGAAGATGAAGATGGAAAAGATATTACAAGAATAGCCACTCTTTTTTATGTGCAAGAAGAAGAAGGTGATTTTCCTGAAATGCCAATCACCAAAGAAATTATACATGGTGAAGAAGTTGAACAAGTTCAACATGTAAAATTTTACACAATGCCCGATTTGAAAGGTTATGTTGTTCATGTAGATAAAATAAAAGGTTGGTATACTCATAATAGAGGACTAGACCAAATAATGAACACAGCAAATAGACAAGGTAAAAAATATGTTAGACCGCCTAAAGAAGAAGATTCTCAAACCACAGAGTAAAGTAGAATTTGTAAGTTTATTACCAGAAGTTACAGAAATAATGCCTATTATTCCTGCATCAAAACAACAGTATAATTGGGTAAAAAAAGCATACGAAAATTATAAAAATTCTGACTACAAAGGTAAAAATAGTAATAGCGAAAGGTTCACTCATGTGATGAGGTGTCCAGGCATGATAAGCCTTAATAACACTGGCTGGATACAAAGATCATGGCAAGATATAATTATTGAAACTAACGGAGATGGCAAAACATTTGAATGGCGAACTCCTATAAACCAAAAAAATATAGACTCTGATCACGGCTGGAAATGGGATTATATCAGTTATCATTCTGAAGATAATTATGGCGTGTATAATACCGATAAGAAAAACATACAATCTGTTGTAAAAGTTCAAAGTCCTTGGATTGTGTATGTACCTAAAGGATATTCTTTACTGTGTATGCCTATACCTTATCCGGATAACCACGACTTTACAAGTTGTATAGGTTTTCTAGAAGATGCCGATAAAGGACCTAATTTTTTAAATGTACAAATGTTTTGGCATGTGTTTGATGGTGCAACCAAGATTCCTGCAGGCACTCCATTATGTCAATACATATTAGTAAAGAAAGATAAAGTTGACTCAGTAGTAAGAGGATATGAGAAGAAAGATATAGATAATTTAAGATTAAGGGCACACTTACTGGACAGTAGGTTTGTACCAAATTACAATGATCTTAAAAAAGTAAGGTGGAACTAATGGAAGATTTTATATATGAAAAACCAAATGCACTTAATAGAAAAGAATGTGCCGATGTGATTGAATATTTCGAAACTATGCGAAAACAAGGACTTGTGATTAATAGACAAGCAATGGGTGACGGTCTAGCACACCATAAAAAAGATGAATCAATCTTTTTATTAGAACCTGACACATTAAGATTAGAAAAAACAGCACCAACATCTGTTATGCTGATAGAAAAAATCAAAGATGCATATGCCGAATATGTAAATGAATACAGCCTACTTAATCAATCTGCACCACACGGAATTTATAGTGTTAAATTACAAAGGACAGAACCGGGCGGAGGATTTATGAGTTGGCACTATGAAAATGATGGAAGATTAGCTTCTAATAGATTTGTAGTTTTCTCAATATATTTAAATGATGTTAGCGAAGGCGGCGAAACAGAATTCTTATATCAACGCAAAAGATTTAAACCTGAGCAAGGAAAACTATTATTATGGCCAGCGGCATTTACCCATACACATAGAGGAAATCCACCTCTAAATGAGGTTAAATACATTGCAACAGGATGGATAGAATACTTTGAATGAACGAGTACAAGATATTAAATATATCACCAAAAGCTACCGATCAACAAATTAAAACTAAATTTAAAAAACTGTGTCAAATACACCACCCAGACAAAGGTGGTAATTCAGATAAATTTAGAATAATAGTTGATGCCTACAATAGTCTCTGCATAAAACGTAAAATGTCTACTATGAGTTTTGACGAAAGTGGCGATCAGTTTTTTAATAGATATTTTGGCAATAGTAAACCACCTTATAGGAGATAAAATGGCTGTAATTAAGATAGAAATATGTCCATATACGCAAAAAGAAGGCACATTTCAAAATGAACAACATGGCCGTATTTTGAATTGGCAAAGGAAAAATATGTCAGTAAAACATGTGCTATCGCATGATAAAAGAGAGATATTATTCCATGAAGAAAAATATTACAAAAAATTTCAAGACACTTGGACTTATTACTATAGAAGAATATATTAGCATAAATATGTTATGTAATAAGGAAAAAGTATGTCTTCAAATCCTATAGTAAATAGAATAAGAATTATACCTAGAGAACAAGATTTCTTGAATAGAAATGTTGGATCTAGTGGTGAAATATTTTACAATAGAGAAGCAAATTCTCTACGTCTTTATAGTGGCAAACAAACAGGCGGATTTGAAGTTTTATCAGAGAGCAATCTATCACAAACACTAGGAAAGCTAGAAACAGCGGCGATCAAATACAATGTTACAGTTGGAGTTGATACTGTAGCAGGACAAGCATCTGGTGTTTTTTACATTGACGGTGTAGAAAAACCTACATTACAATTTGTAAAGGGTTATACTTATGTGTTTGACCAAAGTGACAGTTCTAATGAAGTATATGGTGGACTATATCATCCTATAATGTTAAGCACAGTTGATAATGGAGAATTAGCAGGAGGCGGACATTATAATAATGGTGTCCAATTTTACTTAGACAATGTAGCAGTAACCATGATGCAATATGTAATGAATTTTAAAGTTGCATCAGATAGAAAATTGATTATTACCGTAAAAAGTGATACTCCGACCTCTCTTTATTACTGGTGTCATTTTCACTTAAACCAAGGCAGTGCTATAAATGTAGGAGTTCCAGGAAGTGGTACAAGTAGCGGTAGTTCTAGTATAGAAGTTTCTGATACAGTACCTTCAACACCCTCTGCAGGAAATATTTGGTTTAATAGCACTTCTGGAAAGCTATATGTATATGTAAATGACGGCGATAGTTCACAATGGGTACAACCAGCATCAAGTACTGTAGGCGATTACACACTTTTATCTAATAAACCAACAATACCAACGTCAATTACAGACCTTGGTATTACAGACGGCACGACTGGACAAGTATTGCAAACAGACGGAGCTGGTACATTTTCTTTTACTACTGTAGCTACAGCAGGAATAATTGGAAGTTTTACTTTTACTGGTACTAACATAGATACAGACGATAGTAGTGGTATAACTGTTACTCCACCGTTAACAGCAAATAGTGACTTAACTGTCCAAAATGATTTAAATGTAGTAAATGATGTGTTTGCTAAAAACTTTATTTCTACAGGCACTGGTTCACCAGAGTTTGATAGTTCTAGTAAAATTACATTTACAGCACCAGACGGTGTTGTAATTAATTTAGGAGCATTAAGGTTAGCTAATTTTAATAATGCTCAAAGAGATGCATATTCAGCAGACAACGGTGATATGATATACAATACTCAAGATAACAAAATACAAGCGTATATAAATGGTGCGTGGAGACGCATAGATGACTCGGCGATAGTATAATGAGTGAAAAAGAATATACAGTTATTGTAAAAGCAGGTGTAAACTTAGAAGAAGTAGAAAATGATTTGACTGCTTCTTCAGGAGATTCTAGTTCTATACCTAATAGAAGTGTAGACATAGTTAATGCTAGACCTGGTAGTAGAAGAGCAACACACTTTGCATTAACTGATGAAGAAGCTAAAAATTTAGAAAACGATCCAAGGGTTGAAGCTGTAGAAATACCACCAGATCAAAGAGATGACATAAAGATAGGTTTTAACGCAACCCAAATTGCAAACTTTACAAAAGGAGGTAATCCAGATACTGATACTTCTAAAGTTAATTGGGGATTAAAAAGATCTAACATGCCTACAAATCTATATGCAAGTGGAACAACAACAGACCAAAATTACGAATATGCTTTAGAAGGTGAAGGTGTTGATATTGTTATACAAGATAGTGGAGTACAATTTGATCATCCAGAATTTATAGATAATTTAGGAAACAACAGATGTGTATCGTTTGATTGGTATTCAACTGGAGTAGCAGGATCATTAAATGCAAATTTTTATAGAGATTATGACGGGCATGGTACGCACTGTGCAGGAATAGTTGCAGGTAAAACATATGGTTTTGCAAAAAAAGCTAGAATATTCAGCCAAAAGCTATCAGGACTAGAAGGTCCAGGAGATACTGGTACAGGTATGCCTATACTAGATAGTTTTGATGCAATTAGGTTATGGCATGCTAGTAAACCTGTTCAACCTAATGGATACAAAAGACCAACAGTAGTAAACATGAGTTGGGGCTACTATAGTGAGGTAACAGGAAATCCTACAGGTGGTACATATAGAGGCACAAGCTGGACTTACGGAGTTGATTATACAACAAGAACTGGGTTATGGGCAGGCACTGGTGTAGTTCCAGAATTAGCGGCACTGAGTGCTTCAAGAATGCCTAATCGTGTCACAGCAGTAGATGCTGAAGTTGAAGATTTAATTGCAGGCGGAGTGCATGTTGTTATTGCCGCAGGAAATGATTATTATAAAGGTGATTTGTCTACAGGTACTGACTACAATAATTCAGTAGTATATGGAGGTTTAACATATTTCTATCATAGAGGAAGTAGTCCACATAGTGATAATTCACTTATGGTTGGAAATATTGATACAGGAGTTCAAAATGATCAAGATAAAACATATCAAAGTTCAAGTAGAGGCCCAAGAGTAAATATATGGGCTCCAGGAACAAATATTTTTTCATGTGTAAGTACAACTAATGTTTATAGTGGACTTGACTATCCTTCAAATACTAATTTTAAGATAGCAAAATTAAACGGAACAAGTTTTGCGGCTCCTCAAGTAGCTGGTGTTTCAGCACTTATAGCTGGTGCTAACCCACAGATTACCCCAGCTCAACTAAAATCACAGATTACAGCAGACGCAAAAAGTGTAATTTACGATACAGCTAGTGATAGCGATTATGATCAATTTGGAACAAGCCTACTAGGTGCAGATAACAAAATGTTGTTTAATAAATATGGTAGACAACCTTTTATATTTAAAAATATAGGATTAGGATAATAAAATGGCGGCAAATGGAATTTCAACTTTGACTCTAAAAAGAACAAGACAAGACACAAAACTTGCAAAAGCAGAAGCAAAAAGACAAGGTAAAGTTGTAGCTAAAAATGGCACAGTATCAGGTTCAGCAGATCCTAGTAAACCTTATTATAGATCTGCAAACACCTTAGACGCATCATTACTTCCAACAAGATATAATGCATCCAGTAATACTGGTGCTCTTGTAGACAATGCTGGCACGCTACAACAAGGTAGGCCGTGGACATAAGGAGTAACATATGGCAATAAATTTTCCAAATAGTCCTTCAGTAAGTGATACACATGTTGTAGGTGGCACAACATGGCAGTGGGACGGCACAGCTTGGAATATTGTTGGTAATTCAATTGAAGCAAACAAATTTACAAGTGTAACAGGTGATACAGGAAGTATTGTTGCAGATGCAACTGCTGATACATTTAAGATAGCAGGTGGCACAGATATCTCAACATCTATTACAGGCGATGTGCTAACAGTAAACTTTACTGGAGCATCTGGAGGCACTACACAAAATTTATTTGAAACATTCACAGCTGATCAAGGAAGCACAACTGCTAATATTACCACAGATACTTTAACTATTGCTGGTGGCACAAATCTATCTACAGTAATAGCAACAGATTCAGACATTGTTACTATTAATATGGATTCTTTTCCAATTAATTTTTTAAGTGACGTTGACACATCATCTAATCCACCTAATGTAGGCCAAGTTTTAAAATGGGATGGAGCAAAGTGGGCACCTGGTGCAGACGCAACTTCAGGAGGGGCAGGTACTGATGCAGATACACTTGATGGGTTTGATAGTCAATACTTCTTAAATTATAATAATTTGCAAAATACTCCAGCTGTGTTAACCTTATCAAGTTTAAGTGTTGGTGTAGAAAATACACCTGCAGGAAATGGTGCTATAAGTTATGATAACACAACTGGGCAATTTAAATTTACACCACCAACAGCCGCAGGCTTAGGAGCATTAACCGCGGAAGTTAACGACCTTTCATCAGCAGTTACATGGGCAAATGTACCAGATGCAAATATTACACAAAGTTCAGTTACCCAACATCAAGCGGCTTTAAGTATCACAGAAAGCCAAATAAGCGATTTACAAAGTTATTTGACATCTGTATCAGCAAGTGATCTTAGTGCAATTAGTATAGACGCACTAAGTGATGTAGATACAACAACATCTGCACCTAGTAGCAATGATGTATTAGCTTGGGATGGAGCTAAATGGGCACCTAGTGCAGCCGCAGGTGGAGGTGATGCTAACCAGAATGCATTTAGTAACATAGCTGTTGCAGGTCAAAATACTATACAAGCAGATACCACTACTGATACACTTAATCTAATAGGGTCGGGAGGTATAAACATCACAACTAATGACAGTTCAGATACTGTTACAATAGGATTTACAGCAACTGGTTTAAACTTTAACACCTTACAAGATGCTAATAGTGCTAGTTTAAATGTTGCATTAATTTATGAACCAGCAATAGCAATGCTTAGGGTATCAGCAGTAGGACAATCGGCCTACTTATTCAATTCGCATTATTCAGGAAACAACCCAACAATTTATGCACTTGCAGGAACTACTATTGCTTTTGATTTGAGTAGTGCAGGATCACATCCTTTTGAAATACAAGATCCAACTTCAAATCCGTACAATGTAGGATTGGTTTATGTTGACAGTTCAGGAGGCGTACAAACAGGAAGTAATGCACAAGGTAAAGATAGCGGTGTTTTATATTGGCGTATTCCTGAGTCAATTAGTGGAAATTATAGATATCAATGCACAGCACATCCTGCTATGGTAGGTGCAATTACAATTAAAAGATTATCAGTAATTTAAGTTTTAACAGATAACAGGCTTTGTACTTCAGATCTTAAACGTACAATTTTTTCTCTATCATCAGAAGCAAGGTTAGGTCTAATAAATCCACCCGCTCTAGAATCATGCTGTTGGTCTATTGATTCTGCTACACGCAATATTTCTTTGCATAATTTTAAAACTTTTTCTTGTATGTTTTTATTAGGTTGAGATCTAGCAGTTTTTTTGAAACCTTCTATTTCTACTCTAAGCGTACTAGCATGTGTTAATTTATTCAGCACTTTTATTCTCCGGATTTATTGGTTTTGCAGGTATAACAATATGTGTATCGCTTCCTGCATTATTATTTACCTCAGAAACAGAGCTATTATCTACTAGAGCTTCTAAAGAACAAGGTATTAATGGAGGAGCATGAAATACACTACCTTCCTGCATTTCTTGATCATATATTTGTCCTGTAGATGTATCTATATATCTTAACTTAAATTTACCTGTATTAACAAAGTAATGTTTTTCTTTTTCTTTATGATAGTGTAAAGGAGTTTTATTTCCGGCTTTTTCAAATACTAATATTTTACCTTGGTAATTTGCTGTTGATGCCCAAAGTAAATCATAACCGTAATCTGTTTTAATTGAATTGTTTGCCATTGATTTTATTTTCCATGTTTAATCCTTTTATGTTTTGATACCAAGAATGTAATCCCCAAGTGCCATATTCTGTGTCATTACTACTAGATTTAAATTCTTTGTCTACTAATCGATTCATAATTTTACTTTTGCTTGATTTTACAGTATTGAAAAATTCAGCAAATTCTGTATCATAAAACACTCTATTTTTATATAATTTATTTGCTTTGTGCTGTGCGTTTATCCAAAAATGAGTGTCGTATTTACTGCCTGCAAGGTAATGTAAATTTATCATATTTTCTACTTGTTTTAACTTCAATGTGTAGACATTGTTAATATAATCTAAAGAGTCGTTTACTCCTAACACATACCCTGCACAAAGTTTACTAACCATTATCATAGAACTAATAGAAGTAGCTTCTAATGGTTCCAAAAAGAAACTTGCGTTACCATTGTATCCTACACGTTCTTCAAAATTTGTATTTCTATAATAATTTTTAAAACTAAAGGCATTTGTAGTTTCACTAGGTTGTAAATTAAATTCTTCAAAAATATTTTTTACATCTTCTTTTACTTCTTCTAAAGAATTTAATTTATTATTGTACATATATCCTATACTACATCTGTTTTGTAATGGTATTCCCCATACCCAACCATATGGTCTAGCAACAGTTAACGTATAATCAAACTTTGGTTCTGGCCAAAAACATTGAGTAACATAAACACTGTTAACTGGTATGTATTCAGTTAGGTTATAATCTTCGTATGACTTAGGTTTGCCCGAACAATCTAGCACATAGTCACTGTCATTATTATGTGTATCTTTATTACCTTGTATAATTTTTACATTAGGATAATTTTCTTTAATTTTTTGTTCTATAAAATCCTGTAATTTTAATGCGTTGAAATGAATTGCAACATTAGGGGTCATAAATTTATGCGTATAATCACAACCTGTAGTGGTATATCCTATTTTTCTAATTCCATTTTTATAATTACCGTCAATGTTTTTTAGGTCCGGCCATCCAAATCCTAAACTTTCTCCTAACATGTTTACAACATCTAAGGTAGTGCCTTCTCCTACAGCTTGTGGATTAATTTCAGGATCGTATATCCATTCTATTTCTAAATCATGATAGTTAGATATATTAGCAATATTCGCAACTGAAATACAACCTGCTGTGCCTTTGCCTATGACTGTAATCTTTTTCATACTAAATCTATTAATTTGAATACTGTTTCTAGTTTGGTTAAATTAACTTTATTTGAAAGTGTGTTTCTCAAACCTTGGTGTAATGGTTTTGGCCATTTATTAAATGATACCCAAGCATAACCATTGTGTTCAATATTTAAAGTTGGTATAAATTCATTTTCTATTACACAAAGATATGTATGGAATTTAAATTTACTATCATTACTAATGAATGTTTCAAGGGGTATAGTTTTGATAATAGATGTTTCGCCTATTTCTTCTTTTATTTCTCGTTGCAATGCTGACCACGGTGTTTCTTTGTCTTCATTAGTGCCACCAACAAGTCCCCATAGGTCTTTTTGTTTGCCTTGCGTTCTATGTAGAAATAAAAAACGCTTTGATTTTTTGGCGTAGAATAATGCACCACTACAGATAATTTCTTTCATATAACTAATTATCTTAGAATTTTATACGCCAGGTTCCTTGTGGATACTCACCTTCAAATGCAAGTAGCCATTCACCTTTTTCAAATTTGTATTGTATTCCTGTATTTAGATTTGTGGTATAGACTGTAGTATTAGCATTACTGCTAGAATCAAATACTATATGCCATTTAGACCCATCCCATTCTACTATATCATTAGCTCCTGCAATAAAGTCTGTACCGTCTGCATTTTTCCATGCATCAGCACCATCAGTATTAATAGCATCACCAATAGACTCGTCAAGTAACAGTATTCGTGTACCTGTGGTTTTTAAAGATAACGGATTTGTTTTAGAAGGATCAATTATAAAGTTTATCTTTGTATTATCACCTGCAGGCCCAGTTATAACAGTGTCTGTTGGTAATGTATCTGGATCCCAATTAACTGTAAGCATGTATTCGTTGAGAGGATTAATTGTAACAGTACCACTTATTTCATTAGTCAAATCAGAGCGTTTCAATCTTAGCTCTGTTATTCCTGATTGATATGTTTCCGTAAATGCCTCCATCCAACCTGGCCATGCAATTTTTCCTTCCACACCATTTTCTACTAATTGTGCTGTGTTGTTTAAAACTAATAAATCGTAATTTTTATACGTTGTGGTTTGTAAACTAGTAGTTTGAGATTTTTCTTTATCTAGAACAAATTCATTTACAACATTTCCATTTTTATCTATAGACACCTTTGCTTTTGTAGTTGCTTCAGGTCGAGCAGTATCTGCAAATGCTAATTGTTCTGGCATAGATAAATGTAAATTAATTGTTCCTTTAGATTCGTCAAATATACTTGTAACGATATTAGTAACAACACCAAGTTTTTTAACTTTTGTAGGTGGTGAAATATAAATGGGGGAACTAAAACCTAATGTGGCTACATCTATTTCACTTTCTGTCCCCATTGGAATACTTCTACTGCTAAAATTTACAGTTTCTAAATTTAAAACAGACAAACTGGTCCAATCAACATAGTTGTCTGTAGTCTGTATTTCTAAACTAGGATTAAACAGCATCATGATTTGTTCCATAATCTGCAATTTTTGATCTGTATTTGTTGACCAAACATCTACGTTTACTGTTAAATTATAGGGAGTGGGCATGAGTCTTTCAACAGTATAATTTTTACCTTGAGTGTTTAAGTATTCTTTTCCTGTTTCATCATACGCTCTTTCTCTTAAATTTAATTTATTAACATAACTACTGTCTGCTAATCTGTTACGATCTAATTCCAAGCCAGTAATGTATACAGCCATCCTTGGTGCAGAAGGAATAGCATTTTCACTGTTTTTGTTTATAATAGAAGCTACCTGCCTAGTCATATCACCATACATAACAGGTACTTCTACAAGTTTTGCTTGATTATCTTTATAAGAAAAATTACTAAACAACCTTACAATTTGTGTAATATATCTTCGTATTTGTCCATCATAAAAGTGTTGCATGTTTAGTTATCCGTCTTAGGTCTTAGAGCTTTGCTCAAACTTTGTCTTTCTTGTACTGATTCATCTGCTATTGTATTTGTTTGTACATTATTAATGAAACTAGTTTTTTGTGTATTACGTGTATCGGTATTAGTCATTGTCATTCTGACTTTATCTTCCATCTTGACCCATCTTTTACCATCATATCTAAATAATCTATTAGGTAACATATCTGTCCTCAAAAAATAATCGCCTTCTACTTGTCCTGTTGGAAAACTTATACCATGTCCAAATGCTTCACCGTTTGGTGCAATACCATCTCCTAATAGATATCCGTCGTATCCTTTACGTTTAGGAGTTTGTGTAACTCTATCTGCAAGTTCATTTGCAGTACTAGCATCTAATTCACTAGTATCAGTTGTTACAATATCTATAGTGCCATCTTCTTTAGTTGCAACAGTGTATAAATGACTTGTTTCATATCCACTTTGTTTGGTATCTGCTTCAGCTTGTTTTACAACAGCATCATTAATTTCTTTTTGCTTGTTGTAATTACTCATTAAATCTCTAAGAGTATCGCCACCTGGATTTTCTTCTTCAGCAGGTTTATCTAAAATATCTTTGAATTCTTGGCTATCTACTATTTGCTTTAGTTTTAATCTATAAAGATGTGGATACCAAGTAGGACTATAACCTTCCGAAGCACGACTGACTTCTTCAACAACATAATATCTTTTCATAGAAGTTGTAAAATCGCCTAATGCGTATTCATCTCTTAAGTGTGGGAGTTCAATTACATCTCCGCTAATAAATTTTCTACCCAGAGTTTTCACTGAGTTATTAATGTGAACAGTCATAAAAAGTGTATCATTAGCTAAGAATAATCCAAACTGTGATAAATTAAAATCAATATCTTGCACATTATATACACCTCTTATAGTGTATATGTCTTGATCATACTTTCTATCCCTGTTTTCTAAAAATAGTAAATCCTGTATATTTGTTTCTTGAAATACATCATATTGAGGTTGATCAGCAGTTGCGTCTGCTGATGCTACTTGTTTAGGACCTAAATATTTGTGTACATGAACGTCTGTTCCGCCCACAGTAAACATCTCATAGATACGGTCATCTATAAATTGATAATCTCGGCCCTTTTCTGGTTTGTATAAAGATAGTCTTGGCATATACATATTTATCGAACGATAAATACTATGGAGAAATAGTTTATGGCAACATTATCAACAAAGAAGCAAGAGATATTCGATTATGTCAATAATATGCTGGGTGGCGGCATGGTTGATGTCGAATTAGATCCAGCTCACTACGAAACTGCAATTACCAAAGCATTAACTAGATTTAGACAAAGGTCAGATAACTCTGTTGAAGAAGCATATTTCTTTATGCCAACTGTAATTGATCAAAACGAATATACTTTGCCAAATGAGATAATAGAAGTTAGACAAATTTTTAGAAGAAGTATAGGATCAAGATCAGGCGGTGGAGATGGTGGTACTTTATTTGAACCTTTCAATTTAGCATATACAAATACCTACTTGTTAGCTAGTTCTAACATGGGTGGTTTAGCAACTTATAATATGTTTTCGCAGTATCAAGAACTTGTAGGAAGAATGTTTGGTTCTTTCATAGAATTTAAATGGAATACAGCAACAAAAAAATTAACTATTTTACAAAGATCAAGAACAGAAGAAACATTACTACTAATGTGCTACAACTATCGTCCAGACGATCAACTATTAGATGATTACCTAGCAAAACAATGGATAAAAGATTACACACTTGCTACATGTAAATATATGCTAGGTGAAGCAAGAAGTAAGTTTGCTACTATTGCAGGCCCACAAGGTGGGGGACAACTTAATGGCGATACTCTCAAAAATGAAGCGGCCGCTGAAATTGAAAAATTAGAACAAGAAGTTAGTACAGCTATTCCCGGCGGTATGGGTTACGGCTTCACAATTGGTTAAAATCCACTTGACATTCTGATAATAATCCCTTATACTAATTACAGTATAAGGATTCATTATGATTATTGGTATTTGTGGACTCATTGGAAGTGGCAAAGGTAGTGTCGCTGATATTCTTGTAGAAGAACACAATTTTAAAAAAATAAGTTTTGCAGACAAATTAAAAGATGGAGTTGCATCTGTGTTTAATTGGGATAGACAGATGTTAGAAGGAGATACTAATGACTCGAGAAAATGGCGAGAAGAAAAAGACGATTTTTGGTCAAAAGAAACTGGTGAAACAATTACACCGCGCCTTGTCCTTCAATTATTTGGTACTGATTGTATGCGTAGTGGTTTTTTTGATGGTATCTGGGTAAGCCTTGTAAAAAAACATCTGTTAGAAAATCCTGATGCGAATTATGTAATACCAGATGTGAGATTTGAAAACGAAGCTAAAATGATACATGCATTAAATGGACACGTTTGGCAGGTGCGTAGAGGACCAGATCCTTTATGGTTTAGACTGTACAAAGACTTAGGACAAGTTCCCGAAGATGTTCATAAATCGGAATGGGCTTGGGCAAATATACAAATGAGTGCAATATTAGCTAATGACGGCTCATTGGAAGACCTTAAAAGTCTGGTAAAAGATCTCCTTGTTTCCACTTAACTCCTTCTTTTTGTAATACTCTTTGGCAGTTTGCACAGATTGTTTTTAAGTTTCTATATGATGTGTTACGTAAAGAACCGTCTATATGATACACATTAAACTGCTCTAAATGTTTGCTTTTAAAACCGCATTTTTCACAGAGAGGTTTTTTATCATATCCTGCTTGTTCCCACAGGGGTATGCCGTGACCAATACCGTTCCTTAAACACTGTTCACATTTTTTTCTATAAAATGTTTTTCCGTTTTTCTTATAATTAACTGCGGCAGGTCTTTTACCACATACACATAAAGGTCTCATGTTGTATTTAGCTCACCTTTTCAACCCCTTTTTGATATGTTTTATTACATATTTTTCCATTCAATTTGCTAAATACATGTAGAATGTACATATCCACGATAGGAGAAATAAAATGGCAGGATTAGTATCACCAGGCGTACAGGTTAGCGTTGTTGATGAAAGTTTTTACACACCAGCTGAACCAGGTACCCTTCCAATGTTATTTGTCGCAACTGCGGCAAACAAGCAAAACGGTTCCGGCACAGGTATTGCACCGGGTACCCAAACAGCAAATGTAGGTAAACCTTACCTATTAACTTCGCAAAGAGATCTAGTAGATACTTTTGGCGATCCAGTTTTCAAAGCAGACACAACCAACAATCCAATTCATGGAAGCGAATTAAACGAATATGGATTACAAGCGGCTTACTCATACTTGGGTATTGCTAACAGAGCTTATGTTGTAAGAGCAGATCTAGACGTAGGACAATTAGAAGCAAGTGCAACAGCACCCGCGGCAAATCCAACAGATGGAACATATTGGTTTGACACTAAGAATACACTATGGGGTATTCAAGAGTGGAATGGTGCTTCAGTATTAAGCGGCGGACAAAACTTTACTAATAAAGTTCCGATTGTAATTACAGATGCAACACAAACAAGCAATACAGGGTCATTAAGCACAAACGGATACACCGGCGTTATACCTGCCAGTACAGTCGGCGCCGTTGGTGATTATGCTGTAGTTGCAACTTCAACTTTAAATAGAATATACTACAGAAACACTTCAGGTACTTGGGTACTTGTAGGAAGTGATGCATGGACTAAGAGTTGGGCAACTGTAAAAGGTTCAACTTCTAATCCTTCATTTGCAGGCACTGCAAATATTACTATTAATGAAACTGCGGTTGCAGTTAATACTTCAGATACTGTAACAAATGTTGCAAGTACAATTAATGGACTTAGTATTCCTGGAGTTACAGCGGCGGCGGTAGATGGTAGATTAGAAATCTACAGTGATGGTAATTCATTATCTGAAGATTCAACACTAAGTGGTGAAATAATCATTGCAGGTGATTCGACTAGGTTAACAGAGCTAGGAATTACAGCAGGAACTTATTATCCACCTATTTGTCAAATTTCAAAACACACAAGTATTCCAGAATGGAAAACAGGAGATACTTACACAAGACCTACAGGTAGTGTTTGGATGAAAACAACTACTCCTAACTTGGGTGCAAAATACGTTGTTAAGAAATGGAATGACAGCACAGCATTATGGGAAACTTCAAATCCAAGCATATATGCATCTAATAACGAAGCTATCTTTAACATGGACAAAACAGGCGGCGGAGCAAACATGCTCACTGGCGATTTGTATGTATTAAGCAATGTAGCTGGAGATGTTAGACCATTAGCTACTTTTAAATTATATCGTAGAAATGGAATTGCACCTACAACAATTACAGGTGCAAAAATTATTGCTGGAAGTATTAGCAGTGGATCAGCTTCATTTACAGTACAAAGTACAGATAATTCACAACTTGCTTTTAATGCGGCTGTAACTGTTTCAGGTACATATACAGGAGCGGCTTCAGATGCAAATGTTTTAGCAGGCGCTATTAATGATGCAAATATTGAAAATGTAACTGCAACTGTAAATGCTCAAAACAAAGTTGTAATATCACATGCTTTAGGTGGAGAAATTAAATTTGTAGATACAAATAGTGTTCTTACAGAAGCTGGTTTTACACCATTTGTAGATGCAAACACAGGTACTCCAAACTTATCTTTTGTACAAGGAACAGACAGTGGAACTAGTCCTTTACAATTACAAGCTAGCCTTTGGAAAGTTCTTTCTTATACTGCTAGTGATAGTGAAGTCACAGCAACAACAGCAGAAGGTACTTTATGGTACAATTCAACTGTTGATGAAGTAGACATCCTTGTACACAATGGAAGTGAATTTGTAGGTTATCTATATGACGGATCAAGCGGACAAGCCGCGACAGCAAGTCCTTACTATAATGTAGATGCTACAAAAGAAACTGATCCTGCAGGACCTATTGTAGGTGCAACAGCACCAACAACACAGAGTGATGGTACTGCATTGGTAACAGGTGATCTTTGGATTGATACTTCAGACTTAGAAAACTATCCAAAACTTTATAAACATAATTCAGACAGAACTGATTTACCAGTTGCAAACAGATGGTTTGCTGTTGATACAACAGACCAAACAACTGAAAACGGTATTCTGTTTGCTGATGCAAGATACAACACACAAGGAGCTAACTCAAATACAGCTGGAGATATTGATGACTTGTTAGCAAGTGATTACATGGATCCAGACGCTCCAGATCCTGCATTATATCCAAAAGGCATGTTGTTATGGAATACTAGAAGAAGTGGTTTCAATGTTAAAAAATACAGAAGAAACTATATCAACACAGCAACTGATAATACAAGATACAACGATCAATCAATGGCAAGTTATTTTGCAAATCGTTGGGTAACAGAATCAGCTAATCAACCAGATGGTTCTGGTAGCTTTGGTAGAAAAGCTCAGCGTAAAGTTGTTGTACAAGCACTTCAAGCACTAGTTAACAGTAACGAAGATATTAGAGATGACGAGTCAAGAATCTTTAACATGATGGCATGTCCTGGTTATCCAGAACTAATTGGCGAAATGAAATCACTTAACTTCGATAGAGGCTTAACAGCATTTATAGTTGGAGATTCACCGTTCAGATTAAAAGCCAATGCAACTGACATTAACAATTGGGCAACTAATGTTAACAATGCAGTAGAAGATAATGATAACGGTTTGGTTACAGCAGATCCATACTTGGCAGTATTTTATCCAAGTGGATTTACAAGTGACAACTTTGGTAAAAACGTTGTTGTACCACCAAGCCATATGATGCTTAGAACTATTGCACTTAGTGATCAAGTTTCTTTTCCATGGTTTGCACCAGCAGGCACAAGAAGAGGCGGTATATCAAATGCAAGTTCAACAGGATTTATTGATGCAGAAGGCGAATTTAAATCAGTAGCATTGAACGAAGGTTTGAGAGATACTTTATATGCAAATAATGTAAATCCAATTACGTTTATTACAGGTGCTGGTTTAGTAAACTTTGGTCAAAAAACAAGACAACTTACAGCAAGTGCTCTTGATAGAATCAATGTATCTAGATTGGTAATATATCTACGTAGCCAACTTAATGTTCTTGCAAAACCTTACTTGTTTGAACCAAATGATAAAATTACAAGAGATGAAATAAAACAAGCGGCTGAAAGTTTATTATTAGAACTTGTAGGTCAAAGAGCACTTTATGATTTCTTAGTAGTTTGTGATGAATCAAACAATACACCTGCAAGAATTGATAGAAACGAGCTTTACTTAGATATTGCTGTTGAACCTGTTAAGGCAGTTGAGTTTATTTACATTCCACTTAGACTTAAAAATACTGGAGAAATAGCAGGATTGTAATTATGATAAATAATAGTAGATTAGGAGCAATATAATGGCGATATCAACACTATCAAAAATGACAGTGCCTTTGGCAAGCGGAGATTCTGCTAGTAACCAAGGCTTGTTAATGCCTAAACTTCAGTATAGGTTTAGGGTGTCTTTAGAAAATTTTGGTGTATCAACACCAACAACAGAACTTACAAAACAAGTTATAGATGTAACTCGTCCTAATGTTAGTTTTGATCAAATGACTATTGACATTTATAATTCACGTGTATATTTGGCTGGTAAACATACTTGGGAACCAATTACAATTAATTTACGTGAAGATGTTAATAACAATGTACAAAAACTTACAGGCGAACAATTACAGAAACAATTTGACTTTTATGAGCAATCAAGTGCGGCTTCCGGACAGGATTACAAATTTACAACTAGAATGGAAATTCTAGACGGTGGTAACGGAGTTAACACTCCAACTGTATTAGAAACATTTGAGTTGTATGGTTGCTACTTAGAAAGTGCAAATTATAATACTTTAGCATATGCAACATCAGAACCAGTTACAGTAACATTAGCTGTTAGATATGACAATGCTGTACAATCACCACAAGGTACAGGAATTGGTACTGCAATAGGCAGAACAGTGAACACGCTAGTAACAGGCGGTGGCGCTTAATACTAACACTAAATCCTAATCTATTTCATATAGGGGTATTATTGCAATACCCCTATTCTTTTATATACCCACTTAATAACAATCGATAAATACTATACAGGAGCAAAAAGTAATGGCAAGTTTTAATGGTTTTTTAGATAATTTAGGAGACGGCTTATTCAATCCTAAAGGCAATTTAGGAGATGCTAGACATGCATCTAGAACTTTTGTTGAAGATAGTTTTAGACTTGCACCTAAAGTAAAATTTCTTTATCACGTAGCGTTTACATTTAGCCCTTCAGCGTTAAAAGCTATACCTACATTTGAAAACAGACATAAGTTAGAAGCAGGATTACTAGTAAAAGCCGCAGATTTACCAAAGTACTCAGCTGTAATAGATAGTAGAAAAAGCTATAATAGAATAAAAAATATTCAAACAAGTATTCAATATGATCCTGTAAACATTACTTTTCACGATGACAACTTAGGTATAAGCACAGCTTTATTAGAAGCCTATTATAGATATTACTATGCTGATGGTAATTATGGTGTATACCCTGTTGCATATAATAAGGTAGCAAATAGTACAAATTCGCAACCTGGTGATAATACATATTTAGGATCAGGCTACAATGGTTACCGTTATGGTTTAGACAACAACAGTTCAGAGCCATTTTTTACAAATATACAGCTTAGTCAAATGACTAGAAAAACTTATACCACATACACATTAGTCAATCCAATTATAGAAAATTGGGGGCATGATTCTGTTGATGCTTCAGACGGCGGAGGTACAATGCAAAATCAAATGACTGTAAGATACGAAGCTGTATGGTATGATAGAGGACCGGTAGAAGCTGGAGCAGATGGAAATCCAAAAGGTTTTGGATCAGCAGAACATTATGATAAAACACCTAGCCCAATTACATTAGCAGGCGGAGGTAATTTAGGACTTGGAGGTATCTTAGGTGTTGGTGTTGATTTATTTGATTATGCACGTACAGGTAAAGGATTTAGTAGTCCTTTAGCGGCAGGATTAGCGGCGGCACAGTTAATAGGAAATGTTAGAGGACTTAGTTCAGAGGGTGTAAGAAGTGAGGGATTTAGTGTATTGAAAAAAGGAATAGGAAGTATAGGCGGAGTTGACGTAAGCGGTGTTGCTAATACTATATTCCCGAAAGGATAATCAATGTCAGAATTACCAGTTAAAGAACAGAAATCAGAACAAAGAGTAGTAGAATTTTTTGACAACTACTATAACAAAACACTAGAATTTCCAAGTAATGAATTTGATGCTGTAATAGGATTTTTTACAAAACGAGGTTTTGACAAAACTTCTGCAATTAGTGTTGGACAAAGTTTGTTAAAACAAGCAAAATTAGATAATGTAAAAACATTCGAATTACTAGATACCTTAAAGGGTTTAGAGGAAGTACAATTAAGTAGAGTAGTTACAGAAGTTCTTAACTTTCAAAGACATAAAGGATCTACTTTAGGTTTTAAAGTTGATAACAAAACAGAATATTTTGAAAAAAGAAATATTGTAGTATGATATGGCAAGATTCGCACAGGGAAAATTTGTTTGTAAAAATCCTGGCAAATATGTAGGTAACAAAAAGCCTACTTATAGAAGCAGTTGGGAATTTGCTTTTATGCGTTTTTGCGATGAGCACCCGGGCGTAACACAGTGGGCTTCTGAAGCAATAAAAATTCCATATAGAAATCCATTAACAGGAAAAAACACAATTTATGTTCCTGATTTTTTTATTAATTATTCAGACAAAAACGGTTCTACTCATGCCGAATTAATAGAAGTAAAACCACAAAATCAATCATTAAGAGAGAAAGTTGGTAATAGTAGACATAATCAAGCCAGTTACATATTAAATAAGGCTAAATGGGGAGCCGCAAATCATTGGTGTAAACAACAAGGACTGCGTTTTAGAGTAATAACCGAGAAAGATATTTTCCACCAAGGAATGAGATAAAATAAATAATACTAGCATTTAAAGGTTATTACAATGACTAAAAAATTAGAAGATTTACTAAACCTGCCAGATTCTAAACAAATAGTAGAAGAAAGCAGGAAAGAAAAAAAAGAAACTGCTATAGTTGAACAAGAAGATACTATGCGTAGTATCCAAGAACTTGATAAAATACAAGCCGCTTTACCTCAAGTCAAAGGGCTTGGTGACTTAGGTGATACAGAGCTAGATGAAGTAGCTACTAAAAGTATGGATGCTTATGAAGATTTAATGGACTTAGGCATGAATGTTGAATCTAGATATAGTGGAAGGATTTTTGAAGTTGCTGGACAAATGTTAAAAACAAATTTAGATGCTAAAAATGCAAAACTAGAAAAGAAACTTAAAATGGTTGAACTGCAATTAAAAAAAGAAAAATTAGATAAAGAAAGCGGGCCAGAAGGTGATATAGTGCAAGGCGAAGGATATGTAGTAACAGACCGTAATAGTTTATTAGAAAAACTAAAGAAAATGGATAAATAGATAATATAGGACTGATACAATGAAAACTTTTACAGAATATTTAACAGAATCAAAAAAAACATACCATTTTAAAATTCGGATCGCTGGCGAATTACCAGAAGGTTGCGAAGATAAAATGGAAAACGCACTTAACAAATATGAAATTATCAAGTTTAACAAAGTTAAAACAGGACCAATTTCAGAAAAACCAATGGACTTTCCGAAACTACAAAACATGGAAGTTACACATTACGAAGCAGAATTGACATATCCAATTACTGCACATATTTTAGAAAAATATTTAAGTGATAATATTCCTTGTAGTCATGAAAGATTAATTGTACGAGGTGAAGGTGATCCTGTAGAAGAATATCAGCCAGACGATCCTAAAGAAGAACCATACGAAGCAAAGTTAAATACACCAGAAATGGAACAGGCAGATCCAGATTGCCAAGACAAAGTAGGGCAAAATAGGATTATGGATCTGCTTAAAGAATTAGAAACAGCTCGTAAAGATAGGGAAATAGATCCAATTGACGGAGTCAAAGCAGGTGAATCCAAAGATATTGGAAATGAAGAAAATGCAAAAAGTCCTATAGGGAGCTAACATGCGTGAATTACTTGACATTGTATCAGAAACACAACTCAACGAAGCAACATACGACAAAGAACTAGATAAAATTGTAGCAAAAGTTTTGCGAGGATCTGCAGGTTTTAGTAAAGGTAAAATGATTGACAGAGACCTTGTACTAAACAAAGGCTTCAATATGGCTACAAAGTTAGACAACACTAGAGATAAAGATAAGTTATCTCTAGGTAATCTTCTTGGAAAAATTAAAGACTTTGTTGTTACTGATGATTTTTTAGAAAGACAATATTTTGGAAAAATAGCAAAACGTCTACGTCTTGACGGTATGTTTATGAACGATGGCAATTTTGTTACAACTGATGTAGATGAGTTTGATAGATACCAGTCAGGCAGTGGAAGTGCAGAAGATGCTGAACGTCAAAACAACATGGGCATACTTCCAGGAAAAATTGCAAAAAAATTCAATATCAAATTAAAAATGAAAGGTGCGGCGGATGATGCAATGGATAAAGATTCTCCTCCAGCCAAAGAATACAGATTACAAAATAACGGAAGTCGTGTTAACTTTAACATAAAAAAAGATCAACCATATGTTGATGAAATTGAAGACGGCAAAAAAATTCGTACATACGGAACTGTAGAATTACTCAAAGCACGTTTTGGTAAAGATGCAGATATACAAGGTGCAGGTATGGCGGCTAAGGCAGATGCTGGTAAAAAAGCAGATGCTCCTTCAAATATAAAATTAGATGATGCGAAGAAAAAATTAAAAAGATTTAAAGAACTTCTTGCAAAAGCTGAAGCAGACTTAAAACAAAAATCTGAAGCATGGAGACCAAAATCACTAGCAGATCAATTACTAGAACAATATTTTTTAGCTGAAGCACTTACAGATGACGAAGCAGATGAACTTGCACAGTTAGCAAAAGAATTAGGTAGTGTACCAGAGTTTGGTGATGATGTAGATGATGAAATTTCAGACGCACTTAACAAACATGGAACTTGGTTGCAAAACTATAAAAAATCATTTTCTATAAAAACCCCACCACAAGACATAGACATACCAGGCGTTAGTTTTCCGTCAGACGGACCAGCAGATACTATGCAAGGTGATCCAGCTTTATATGATCCTAACTATGCAGATGATGCACAAGCTACAGATAAAACAGCCAAAGACATTGATAAAGATGTTTATGGAGATCCAGCATTATATGATCCTAACTACGCAGATGATGCACAAGCAACTGATCCTGCAGATAAAAAATTAGCTGACTTTGAAAAAGGCGAACTATTAAAATTTTCTAAGAGTGGTAAAAAAGGTCTTGCTAATGATGCAGATGAAGTTGGTGCAATCAAAGAATTACAAAACAGATTGAAAGAAGTTGGTATTGATATTACTGTATCAGGAAAATATGATCGTGCAACTGTTGACGCTGTAAAACAATTCCAAGAAATGCTAGGCACAAAGCAAGACGGTGATGCTGGTCCTAACACGATTGGTGCAATAATGAAACTTGGTAATGCTCCAAAAGCATATACTTACTACTCACAACTTAAAAGAGTTATTGAATTACAAAAGAAAGCCAAAGGTACTACAGCAGGTGAAAGCATTAGATATTTTAGCAATGTAATTCAAGGTGTATTATTTGAAGCTCTAAGTGACGCTGAACAAAAAGAGTTAAATGATCTACTTACAGGACTTAAAAGTGTTTTAGAAGATCCTGAATATCAAGCTAATCTTCCGAAGCCTATGACTGATTTAATAGGTCAAGTTGACATGTCACAAATGCCAAAAGGTGCAGAAACCGGAGCCGCACAAACTGCTGACGAACTGTTTAAAGGTTACAAGGGTCGATTTATTCCAGTACCTGATGAACTTAAATCAGAATTAGGATTAGACGAAAGACCTTATTTTATAGATGCAAAAACACAAGATGGTATGATTTTTATTCTTGCAGATCCAGTTGGTAAAATTAATCCTAGGGTAGATCCTAAAAAATTAGTAAGAAATATAAAACAATCATTTGGCGTATCAGATAGACAAGGAACATTAATAACTGACTATCTAAACAAAAACAACATTCCATATAATGATGACATCCCTGGAACATTAAAAGATGGTCCAACAGCAATGGGTGCAAAATCTGACACAGCCAAATCTGCTGATGCGGGAGGAGACGATACAGAAGGGGGCGTCGGTGGCGAGGAAGGTGAAGTTTCAGATGTAACACCTGA